GAAGAGTGGCCTGAACCTATGGATGTCTGGGCCGCTCAACCTTGGGACTGTAGTTCGAGGGATCACGGGGTGTATGTTCTTGATCGTGCTGTCCCTTGTCCTTGGTTAGCTAAGATAGACGGTGGCTTCTATCCAGCAAAATATATGTTTACTGTGGACTATACAGATTCAGAGATTGCAGATGATCCAGCACAACATAAGCAAAGTCATGTCATGGAGCTTTTAGATGCTGGACCTTGGACCGGAAACATAGTGGCACTACCTAATAACAGGGTAAGAGTTACACATCCGGCATGGTTTGAAACGGGTGAAGGTGCACCTGACTTTAAGCCGTCACAACACATTCATTACAGTAAATCAGATCTTGATTACACGTTAGATGTTAATCAGATCTTTAATAATTTATATGCGGAATAATTATGGCTAAAGACTATTTTGATCAGTTTAGGCGCAAGAAAACCGACGAACCAGTTAAAACAATTAAAGATCGTGGGGTAACTCGTGGTGGCGCAGGGCGTACTTCTGGTGTAAGAAAAGATGATCTTGCTGATGCAAAAGACAAGCGAAAGCCACAAGGTGTTACATCCCCAATAAAAGATGCTGCAAAGGATGTTAAGAAGCAACCAACTTCTAAGCCTAAAGCTCCTGCAGCAGATAAGATGGATACAAAGACTCCGGTTACTACACCAAAAGTCGAAAAAAATATTAAGACTAAGTCTCCTAAACTAACTGAAGTAACTCCTCGCCCTAAAGTTACGGGCAAAGGCACTGATATGAAGTCTAGGAACGTGGTTGCTAAGGGGCCAATGGGTGATAGAAAGTTAGCTAATGTAACTCGTGACCAGTTAAAAGCCGCTGGACTGCCAACCACCGAAGCAGGACTTACAAGATACTTAAACAAGTATGATGAGTTGAAGAGAAGACCTAAGCCATCTGACTTTAAGAAAGATACTAAGAAAACAGACAAGAAGACTGATAAAAAGACTGACACAAAAACTAGTAAGAAAACTGACAGTCAAATTTATAAACAGCGTGGTGGAAAAGAAAACCCTAAAAAAGATCCGTTTAGACCTAAAGGGGCAACAACTAAAAAACCAAAGTTAGGGGGGTTAGCTTACGCCGCTTCACTGGGGGCAAGAGCAGAAGACGAAAACCCGTTTGCGCCACAGAGAGGCATGAAGAAAGGTGGTATGTTGAAGTCTAAAACAGCCCCTAAGAAAAAGATTTCTAAACCAAAGGTACGAGGTGCGGGTATAGCTCGTAAGGGTGTACGTCCAGTTAAATTTAGATAGGAGTAGATTATGGATCCTAAACCGAATAAAAAACGCTTACAGGCCGGATTAGATGCTGCTAGAGCAAAGGAAAAAAAGGCTATGGAAAGCGCAAGGGCTACTGAAGCGGCGGCTAAAGCTCGCAGAGAACCTAAGCCAAAAAAGTTGTCTGAAATATTAGAGGGGCGTAGCGGTATGGGGGGCGAAATGAGAAAGAAAACTCAACCCGGCACTATAGGTCTAAAACGAAAAAACCAAAAAGTTAAGAAAATGATGGGTGGCGGCATGATGAAGTCTAAGATGGGTACTAAAGGCGGTGCTATGGGCGGTAAAAAGAAAATGGCCCCCGGTATGATGGGTGGGGGTATGATGAAGTCCAAAATGTCTACCAAAGGCGGTATGACAGGCGGTAAGAAGAAGCCACCCGGTATGAAAAAGGGCGGTAAGTTCCCAGATCTTAGCGGTGACGGTAAAGTTACGCAAAAAGACATACTAATGGGTAAAGGTGTCATTAAGAAAAAAGGCGGGGGTAAAGTAAAACCTAAAGGTGCAGCAGGCGGTGGCTACAAAAAAGGTGGTATGAAGCCTAAAGGTGCTGCGGCAGGTGGTGGATACAAGAAAGGTGGCATGAAACCAAAGACATCTACTAAGAAGAGAGTTTCTAAGCCAAAGGTCAGAGGTGCTGGAATAGCTCGTAAGGGTGTACGTCCAGTTAAGTATAGATAGTGAGAAGATATTATAAGTCAGGCGGTAAGGTTAAGTCGGGTGGAAAAATTTGCCCGAAAGGGAAGGCGTGGGCTAAACGAACTTTCGATACATACCCATCAGCTTATGCAAATATGGCAGCTTCTAAATACTGCAAAGATCCTAACTATGCTAAGGGCAGCAAAAAGAAGAAAAAATAATGGCTAAAGATCCCAAAGTAGGAACAGGTAAGAAGCCAAAAGGTAGTGGTAGAAGGTTGTATACGGATGAGAATCCTAAAGATACTGTGCCTATAAAGTATGCAACTGCTCAAGATGCCCGTGATACGGTAGCTAGGGTCAAGAAGATAAGAAAGCCTTTTGCTAGAAAGATACAGATACTCACAGTGTTAGAACAAAGAGCCAAGGCCGCAGGTAAACATACGCAAGCAGGTATAGCCAAGCGGGGTAAAGAAGCTATACGTAGGGCTAGGAAGGTTAGCTGATGGGACAGTTAAAACAATGGCGCGATCAACAATGGGTTCGTATCGGCACAGACGGTAAAATAAAAGGTCCGTGCGGTACATCAAAAGATAAAAAGAACCCAGATCGTTGTTTGCCGAAAGCAAAAGCACAGTCTCTGAGCCAAAAAGAAAGAGCTACTACCGCTAGAAAGAAAAAGAAAGCGGGGGCAAAAGGTAAGACCGTTGTAGCAAATACAAAGAAAGCAAAGGTTAGAACCGCTAAAGAGGGTGGCCTGATGCGAGCACACCACAAAGGTTGCGGTAAGGTTAGTGAAGGAAGGCGTAAGAAAACTTTATATGTGAGAGGTAGTAAAAATGGCTGATTTAGAAGTATTCCAAAACGGAAACTTTTCAGACGGAAGGCCCGTCTTTCAAGTTGGCAGGAAAAAAGAAGATGGTACTTACGAAGTCGTAAACGCTAATCTGATGAGTAAGGAAGAAGCAACCGCAGCATTGGCTGAGTTACAGCCCCCAGCGAAGACTAAGCGTACTCGTGCAAGAACTGATGAGGGTCAGTTTATAGCCGATGACCCAACTACTCCAGAAAACGAGGCGTGGGTAGAAGAACCTGTTACGAAGAAGAAAGCTTCAGCTAAAAAGAAAACTACAACTAAGAAGAAGTAAATGGCTACCTCTGGAACAACCGCATTTGATATGGACTTTACGGAGATCGCTGAAGAAGCGTGGGAACGTGCTGGTCGAGAAATGCGTTCTGGGTATGATCTTCGTACAGCCCGAAGGTCTATGAACCTACTCACAATCGAGTGGCAGAATCGTGGTCTTAATCTGTGGACTATTGATGAAGGCACGGTAACGCTTGTAAAAGGTACATCACAATACGATCTGCCAGCCGACACGATTGACTTGTTAGAACAAGTTATACGTACAAACAGTGGTGATGAATATACTCAGCAAGATCTAACAATAAACCGTATTAGTGTTAGCACCTACGCATCTATACCTAATAAGTTAACAGAGGGTAGGCCGATACAGGTTTACATAGAAAGACTTGTAGCTAATCCAAAAATAAACGTGTGGCCTGTACCAGATAAGAACGACGAGTATATATTTAAATACTATCGTATGCGTAGGATACAGGACGCTGGTAGTGGTGTAGAAACCGCAGATGTGAACTTTCGTTTTCTACCATGTCTTGTAGCCGGTCTAGCATATTACATAGCTATGAAAGATCCAGAGTTGGCTCCTCGTATACAGTTGTTAAAAGATGTATATGAAGAACAGTTTAGATTGGCTTCGGAAGAAGACAGAGTTAAAACGCCAGCTAAGTTTGTGCCTAGAATAAGTTATGTCTAGAAGGTTTGCGTCAAATAGAATCGCTGTCGCTATGTGCGACATATGTGGTTTTCGTTATAAATTACGTGAACTCAAAGAAATAATACGAAAGGGTAAGACCACAAACTTAAAAGCGTGTCCTGAGTGTTGGAGTCCTGATCATCCTCAGTTAAAGTTGGGTGAGTTTCCTGTGGACGATCCACAAGCTATACGTGATCCAAGACCAGATAGAAGTTTAGGAGAGGCGGGAGTAAACAGTAGTAGACAGATACAGTACGGGTTTAACCCGGTTGGGGTAGGTAGAGATCCTTTTGGTCTTACTCCTAACGACTTAGTAGCCACTGGACAAGTAGGAACAGTAACAGTAACGACAACGTAGGTAATGCTATGAAAAAGATGAGCACTATAAAGCCCGTAAAAGGCGCACCACAAACAGATATGAAAGACGTTAAGACCACAGGAATTAAGATTCGTGGTACAGGTGCAGCTACAAAAGGCACAATGGCAAGAGGGCCGATGGCGTAATTTATGAGTATGACTTACTCAGAGCTTACCGCAAATATACAAGATATTTGTGAAACTACGTTTACAAGTGATCAGCTCGCATTGTTCACGAAGCAGGCAGAACAGCTTATATATAATAGTGTTCAGCTCCCTGCGCTTCGTAAAAACGTAACTGGTTCTGTTACCAGCGGTAATAAGTATCTAGCTGTACCATCTGACTTCTTATATGTGTACAGTCTAGCTATCGTTAATTCTGATGGGTCATACGATTATCTTCTTGATAAGGATGTTAACTTTATTAGAGAGGCGTATCCCACACCTACTAGCACAGGCATACCTAAACACTATGCTAACTTTAACGACGGCACATTTATTCTTGGCCCTACCCCCAACGCAGATCTAACTGCTGAGTTACACTATGGCTACTATCCTGAGTCTATTGTCACAGCGAGTACGCTACCGTGGTTGGGTGAGAATTTTGATTCTGCGTTACTAAACGGAGCGTTGATTGAAGCCATACGTTTTATGAAAGGTGAGCCTGATCTTGTTCAGATGTACCAACAGATGTATATACAATCTTTAGCTTTACTAAAGAATATGGGTGACGGTAAGTTACGTGGTGATACATATAGGCAAGGTCAATATACACAGGCGGTGACATAACGTGTTATCTAACATATCAGATATAGAGATTGGCACGGTAGGTGTGGCTACCACGCAGAACGTAGGTCATGACCCAGATTTTTGGGCAGAGCAGGCTACGAAAAAAATTGTTAGTATTGGTGGTAACTGCCACCCCTTGATCGCACAGCAGGCAGAGGCTTTCAGAGAAGCTGTGTTGCAACAAATATCCTACTACATGAAGGAAGCAATCAAGAGTGATAGAACCACTTTGATCGCGGAACTAGAGAAACAAGGCCAGCAAGAGATGGCTAATATTTTAAGGAGACTATAATGGCTATATCGACAGCTATGTGTACCTCGTTTAAGCAGGAAATACTTGTTGGCACACACAACTTTACTGCTACTACAGGCAACACGTTCAAACTCGCATTGTTTACGAGCAGTGCATCATTGGGTGCAAGCACTACAGCGTTTGCTACAACTAACGAAGTCAGTGGTACAGGATACTCAAGTGGGGGAGGAACCCTCACCTCAGTGACTCCAACCACATCTGGAACTACAGCATTGTGTGACTTCTCAGATCTCACATTTAGCTCAAGCACTATCACGGCAAATGGAGCATTGATTTATAACAGCAGTGCATCTAACAAGGCTGTTTGTGCGTTGGCTTTCGGTGGTGATAAAACAAGCACGGCAGGTGACTTTACGATTACGTTTCCAACAGCGGATGCGTCAAACGCTATAATCCGCATCGCCTAGAGATAATATGTGGCGGATATTACTGGATGGGGCAGAGGTACTTGGGGCGAAGATGCGTGGGGCGAACCTGATCTCGTCGATGTCA